TCATATGGTGTATTTTTCATATCTTCACTTATAAAATGGTACGCCCGGCCAGATTCGAACTGACAACATAACCGTTATGAGCGGCAGGTTCTACCGTTGAACTACAGGCGCATGGTAGCCGCGGGCGGACTCGAACCGCCACGCCGTTAAGGCCACAGATTTTAAGTCTGTTATGTCTACCATTCCATCACGCGGCCGACCTATTATACTCTAACGCTATCTGCGTATTCAGTTGCCTTTGTCTCATCAACAAAGAACTTTTTAGAAATCACTGAGCGGCCGTCTTGTGACCAAACACTATTGACTTCGGTTACTTTTACTTCGAAACCATAACAATGGTCACGAAAAACGATTGGAGTTACTTTGGAGTAACACTTGTAGTTCCTATTCTTTTCTTTCATGCTGTCCTCATTACATCTAAATCATGATAAGATTTATATTTCTGTTCCTTGAATGCATCAATTTCTTCCATCAATAACATCATACGATTCTTTATAAAATAGTCAAATACTTTCTTCATGTCTCCTTTTGGATCGTTTTCAAATTGTTCTAGAATGTTACTTCTAATTTCATCGGGAACTTTAGTTAAGTCTACAAGAGACTCATTGCGCTTCCATCGTTTTAGCATATTTGCATCACAAAAATCTTCGGGATTTCTAGACAGGTCTAGCCATTCAGTAATATTCTTTTTAGTGATGGGTTTTTGTCTGCGATTTTCTACAAACACTTCATCATCGCTCAAGAAATTGGGAACACCATCTGATTTATCTCCACGAATAATATGTTCACGCAGATACTTCTGAGGATTCTTTTCTACTAGAAATTTCTTTTGTATAGGACTATACTGAGAAACATTAGGATACTTCTGCAGCTGCTTGAAGTCTTTATCACTAGACATGATAAGGATTTTTTCAAAGGGTGCATAGGTTTGTGTCAATGTAGCAATGATATCATCAGCCTCTGCACGTTCTGTTTCGATAATCTTATAAGGAAACGTTTCACGCAGATCAGATTTCATTTCATTCATTGTATTGAAGATGAGACTCCAATCAATACCAGAAGATTCACGCTCTTTCTTTCGTGAAAATTTGTAGTAAGGATATACATCCTTTCTCCAGTAGTTTTTATTATCACAACAGATTACAATATTTCCATACTCTGCTGCATGCTTCTTTTTGACTTTCAAAATACTATTAAGTATCATGTGTCGAATCAAGCCTTCATCGATTTCATCCGTTTTAGGGCCCACTTGGGTCATTAGGTTCGATATAATAACTTGACTTAGGTCTATCAAGATCATAGTTTTATCTCTATATTGTTTACATTATTACTTATAACACATTCACAAGGGTTTGTCAAGGACTTTTTTGAAACCATTCTGGAATTTGTCGTTTGCTCCACACCATCTTGAAACGATCTTGTTTTGTCTGATAGAATAATCTGTAAGACTTGACTGGATCTTCTGGAAACATACACTCTGGATTTGACTTCATGGCCAATTTAAATGGAGTTTCTTCCCATGTAGTTACGTTCTTAGGTGGAGTTGCGAGATATGGAATAAGTTTTTCTGTCTCATGTACTTTTCCATATCGATAAGAATATTCATGGCATAACTCTACAAAATGTCTGAAGTGCCACATATAATTTTGTTTCGATTCACCTGTCCACACAGTAGACGGATGTTGAAAATGTACAGCCTTGTATAAAATATCTTCCATATCTTCTTGTGGATGTACATAGTATTTCACCATCGTCTTGCCCGATTTAGACGGTCGTTTAGTCAACCGCCCATCATGCATACGATGTGTCGTAGAGAGCATTTGGCCACTCTCTACGATCATTTTGACTACATGCTTGTCGCATTGCTCTCTTGCTGCGATTAGAGGGTCATCATTAAGTCGAAAAATATTCATGAACCAGTCACCAAATCCCAAACACCATCACCAACAGATTCTAAATCTTCAATAAAGATATGATGGTCTTGGTTTCCTTCGTTATCATATGAATTGCGTATTACTGCATCACATGCCTGCCATATATCTCCCCAAGTTTTTCCAGTACATATTGCAGAGGCATCATATCCCCATACATCACATTTGTTTTGAATTACCATAGGGGTTTTGAAAGGATGTTCATTGTCCATTTGAATATTTTCGCCGTACATAGACCACCGTGTAGAAAATTCACAACTGTCACCATATGTGTCAAAGTAGTTCATTTCTGTCATAAATTCTGTATCAGTCTGTGTCATATCGAATCATCTTTCTCTTTGTTACAACTTAATATACCAAATGTGATGTCGGATGTCAAGAGCTCTTTTTCTTTTTTCTGGGATGTTTCATGACTATCAATTCATCATCCGTCTTTAAATATGGAGGGCATACAGAAACCTTATTGTTCTTCAACCACTCATTCATTGCTATACGATCTTCTTTTTCAATTATATCTCTTGACAAAATTATCTCCTTTATATATCAAGTGCCATTTTACAAATGTAGAACGAATCTACAATATCAGAGACAGGATTTCCTATCTTTTCTGATTTTATTTCTAATTCTTCGTTGAGATTTCTAGATGTCTCCATCAAAAATGATTCATACATCTTTTCTTTGTTTGCATTACCTTTACCAGTTGCAAACTTTTTTATTACTGTTGGGGCCAGTAAACTATAATTCATATCAGCATTCCACATCTTCCATTTCAATAAACCAGTATTTTCTGCAATATGAAAAACTTTTCCCTGAGATCCGTAGCTATAATCTTCTATTGCTATGTCTTCTATATTGTGGGAAATTAAAATGTCCATTGCCCAATCCGATATAAAGTCATATCTTTCTTCTGGCAATTCGTATTTTTTTATTTGTTGAGAACCCTCAATATTCTTATACTGAAAATCCTCATATTTTTTTTGGTTGGCAAGAAAGAAAAGTTGACAATTTTCAAAATCAAAATCTTCCTTCTCGCCTTCGTAAATACATACCGCTGGGCATGTTAAACTATAATCAATTCCACCTACTCTTCTAACCATTCATCCTCATCCATGTCAAGCTCTTCCTCTATATTTATAAAGTCTTCAAGAGCCTCTCCACAGACAGGACAAAAACGAACTTCTTCGCTGTTTAGTGTTTCAATCGAAAATTCACCAGCACATTCATTGCAGCCTAATGTTTTCAAAAGTATTCTCCTTAATTATTCTTGTGTATTTAGAATAATTAAAAAGTGATCTCACAAGCACCACCTTGACATGCAACAGCGCCCATAGTATCGATATCGGTATACTTTTTAGTTTCTAATTGTGTATTAAAGTCGATAGGATTTAAGTTCTGTTGTATCTTAGTCCACTTGTGAAGCAAGAACACATCTTTCAAGCAATATTCTGCTTCTTTTGTGTCTCCACTGAAATAATTGTCTGCAAACTTCTGAAACCTACGAATCCATTCTGCACGTAAATCAGAAACTTCTCCAGCATATTCTGGTGGCATTTGAGCAATACTTGTTGCTTCCCACAAGTTATCAAATCCCTTGCGTGTATCGACAATCAAACCAGCCGCAAACATTGCACCTCTGCCATATTTTGCAACGATCTCATCTTCATCTAACACTTCAGTCATTGGAGCTTGATGGAAATCTTTATCACCAGAACCCGAAAGGAATGAAACGCCTGCGAAATAATCTTTGTTATCATATAGATAATCTTCTACTTCACTCCACATATGCGGCGCAACAGTCACCGTATTAGACACATTATGTCGCACAGTAGGGTCTGCACAAAGTTCTTCATTGGTTCCACTCTCCACCCAATTTTGTTGTACTAACTGGACTTTCTTCAATAAATCAGTACCAAATAGGTCTTCCTTATATAAAGAACCTCTTGGAGAAAGTACAGGAAAACCAATACAGTAGTCAGTTCTACTGCTCGACCAGACAGACTCTTCAACCATATATGGATTTGTCTGTGCAATCAATTGGGCCACTTCAGCATCCTTATTCATCTGTACATGACGAATATATTTTGGAGAATGTTCTGCATGAATACCAGACGCAGTTTGCAACAATACAGATGCATTTCCAGATGGTTTTACACAAGTAGTTCTTGCGGCTTGATTGATACCAATTAAGTCTGCAACTTGTTTATTTACTTTCTTAACCATCTCGGCACCTTCCTTTTGAACTTCTGGGTTCAAAAGAATTTCTGGATTATTCATCCAACCAGTCACAGATACACCCAATAGTGCTTCTCTTTCAAAAATTCTTTGAGTAGTTTTATTTAAATATTTAAAATCTGTGTACCCCGCCTGCAATGTTCCCATTATAGATCCAGCACGACATGCTTTCAAAAATTCTTCTTTGGATGTACACTTACCGCCATTTATTTCTGTAAGATTACATCCCTGCCATCCTGACTCACCATCGATTTGCGGAAACATTCCAATTTCTACACATGGGTTTGTTGTATGTTCTGTGTTATCCACAAAGTAAAAACCTGGCTCGCCAAACTCTTTGATTGGTTTCATTAGATCAGAAAACTCAGACTTTGTGATTTCAGATCTCACCACTACTGCAGAATTGTTTGAACGGCCGCGCTGTGGGTTATCAATGAACCAATTACCTGTCTTAGCAACCATCATTTCTTCATCATCCTTAGAGAACAGACATATAGTTGCAGAACGTCTTACACCGCCCGCTAAAACTGCGTCAGCGGCATGCATTGAGATATCATACACATGGATAGGGCGCAATTCAGATGAACCTGCTAGCACAAGAGATTGCAACAAATGTTCAATCTTATCAAGTGCCTTTCTAAGTGGTTCTGGGCCTGGTGCTTTAAATCCACCAGAAATTTCTGCACCCTGTGGACGAATTTCGGACAAGTCAAAATATACTTTGCGGCCTTCAAAATCTGGAAACGTACCACCACCGACAAAATATGAAGACATGAGAACGCCAAGTGCATCTGCCCAACCTTCAATAGAGTCTTCTACTTTCCAACCCTTTGCTTGTTTCTTTCTTTCTGCAATCTGTGGAATCTTTGCAACATGATGTTTCTGCACAGAGAACCCTGCACCAGCACCACATAAAAGAATATAGAACAACTCTTGAAAATATGCTGCACGATCCGCATACGAAGATGTACAATTATACATACGCATTTGATGTTTCAATAACTGATCCCCACCAAACTGCAAAGCACGTTGTGCGCCAAGAGTGTATTGCAACTTATAAAGAGACTCAGCTTCGTCAATAAGTAAACCCAATTCCGGCGTCATTACATCTTTATAATAATTTCTATGCATGTCCATAACTCTTTTTACAGACTCATCCCACGACTCATATCTTTCTTCTTCTTCAATCCATCTACTATATGCCTCATAGAATTTTGACTGAGACATGATATTTCTTGCATCGGAATCTTTATTACTTTGAACTACTTTTAGCATCTCTTTTCCTCTTTTTATATTGTATTTTTATGATTTTTTAACATCTTTTCCAAGATGCCAACTTGAGTTTGGCTTCCAAACTTTTATGGGTATTCTTACTTATAATGCTCTGCAATTCTAATGTGTCTATTCCCGACAGTATTACATCATTAATATCTTTTTCTTTAATTTTTTCTGGCCACAAAAAAACAGAGAATCCAGCATCAATAGTATTCTCGATTTTTTTAACAATTTCACGATTTCTTGGTTCATTATCGTATATAAAAACTATATCCGAAAATGATGAAAAGTAAGATTTGTCTACATCACTACCCGCCATGGCCAAAGAGTTATCCAAAAAGAGAGAATCGAATGGGCCCTCAGTTATATAAACTGTTTTTTCTGGGTCTATTCTATCCAGTCCATATACTTTTGGAACATCTTTAACCTTAATAGTGATATATCTCAATGAATTTTTTGGATCTAAACTTCTACCCTGCAAAGCAATAAGTTCACATTTTTCATTGAAAAAAGGTATTACAATTCGTTTTTCATTTTTTGGTATGTTATGTCCTTTTGATACTTTGTCCACAACAAATTTGAAATCTGGTGTGTAGTAAAGAACATCTAGTTTTGGAAGTTTTCTATTATCGCAATAATGTCTAGCTGGATGTGATGTATGAAGATCAGTCAATCTTTCTCCATAATCAAACTGACATTTTGTAGAAAACTTAGGTTTAAAATCAAAGTCATATTTGACTTCTTTTTCGTGATTGTGCGAGCCTGCGTTGGACTTACCCTCTTTCCACTTTTCCATTACATATTCTTCATATAAAGATACATTCTGACTCTTTAAGAAATTGGCAAAAGACATGCCTGCGCCGCAGTTGTGACACATATATCTGAAGTTATTCTTTTTTTCGTAAATAAACCCACGCATTTTGTAGGTTTTCTTCTGAGAATCGCCACACAATGGACAACGGCAGTTGTACAGATTATTCTTCTTCTGCACAAAACCTTCTAATTGTGGGGATAGTCTTTGAATGTAGGCTCTATCGATATACAGCATCATAACTCCACTTTACATGTATAAAGTAGATAGTACACTATTTGTCGAGATATGTCAAGATTTTTTTATTAAGACATCATATAAAAATTTGCAACAAGTCCACCGATCAATGCGGTGAAAAATACCCAAAAGGCCTTTTGAAATACAGCAGATGTTCTAGCATTTTCTTCAACTTTAAGAGTCAATGTATCTAATTTTTCAGAGAACCGATTCATTCTATCATACTGATGGGAATACTTTGCTTCCATTGCTACCAGCTTTTCTTCTGCGCGGGCAATTGAAATCATCGCTTCCGATAATCTATCAATCTTTTCTTCGATTCGATCTAAACGTGTAGCCTGTGGACTTTGAGTATCCATCTTTTATTCCTTATTTTCTTTTTCATAATAATTTTTATATTCCATGATAATAACTTTTTGTTCGCCCATATACCGTTTCATATCAGTAACTACAATAGATAAGTTCTCATAAGAATCTTCATTCAATGCAAACAGAGCAGTACTCTTTCCGCTATCTCTCAATTCTTTCAAAACTTCCTCATAATTATCTGGCGTTACTACAACGAATTCAAAATCTCTCCACTCAACAGATGACGGCATGTTTAAATCTAATGGCGTCTTTTCTATGTATACTTCTTGTGTTACAATTTTTTCTTCATTAAAACTAGTACAAGCACTTAACATTAATATAATTGGTATTAAAATATATTTATTCATCAGTCATTTTCCATAATCTCTTTTAAACCTTCTCTAAGGTTTTTCTGTATGTCTTTATTTATGATCTTTTCAATAAGGCCAGGCTTATTTTCCGCTAAAAATCCCAAATCATGTTCCGACAACTTATTTCTAAGCGTAGAAACTTCTGCATTCAATGCATCACTTTGAGTTTTTATTCGGGTGTTTACTTCTTTGATTTCTTGAATATTTTCATTCAATCTTTCAATTTCAGAAGATTTTGATTCTACAGCAGTTTCCAAAACAACTTGGTTTTGTTGCATGATTTTCAAGTCTGTTTGTAATTTTTGTATGTACCAATAACCGATACCTACCGCTGTTGCTGCGGCAACTAGTACTGCAATTTTCGCACCATTTAATACACCAAACATCATAAATCTCTTTGTAAAATAATCATACTTCCAAATTTTTCGTCCTGTAGGACAATTCGTTTCTTTGGGTTGTTTTTAATATATTGACGGATATGCACAGCATCTTCTCTACGAATGAAGGCATCCCATCTAGAATATTTCTTTTTACCCTTCATAAATTTACTATAGCTATCGGGGTCTACTTTAAATATTTTCATTCCAGAAAACTTATATGGATCTTGAATAAAATTACCTAAATTAGATGCATCTCCGACTGAGTTAGCAATGTCTTCCATCAACATACCACTCTCATAAAGATTTTCTTCTTGTTTATTAATATAATCAATTAAAAGGTTTTCTAATAACTCTAGGTCATCTTCTCTTAGATTTTCGTTGTTTTCTTTTAAGAGTGCCATTGCCGCAGCATATGATGCAATTCTAGACTTTCCGCCTGGAAATTTTGATAATATTCTTTTTAAGTTGAAAATAATCTTATGGAAAATGGTGAAAGACTTTTTTTGTTCTTGAGTCTTCAACTCTCCTGTCTTTTTTAACTGCTTACCAGTTGCATCGATCACACCATTCTTGAACGCTTCGGTTTCTTCCCAAGGCGTTGTCAGAATTTTTATAAACTGATATGCAAGATATGCGTTAAATACAGAGGCCATTAAATTTTTCTCTCTAGTGTTTCTAATATATATTCATCAAGAACAACATCTTCTAAATTTATCACTCGGCCTTCTATTCCCGTAACCCTATCTGGTAATTTATTTAACCAAGATAAAAAACTAGCCAATATGTAGTGTTGACTTTTATCAATTTTCAAGAACAATATCCTACTACAAGATTCATTTCCCAAAACATTAAATAATACAACCAAGTGATTTATAATCAATCTTTCTTTCAATATATCTTTAGTGTGATATTTATGAAAAAGTCTCTTGACATATTTGATACGTTTCATATCGTCAAGAAACTCTTCCATGCTATGACACTGTGGATTATCATAAGATTTCATCTGGTAGTTGAAAACATTGTTTTCATTCAAAATTTCAAAGTTATCCATTATTACTCTTTAAATTATATATTAGTCTTCTTTTTTCTTAGAAGTCTTCTTCTTTGGTGCTTCTGCAGCAGGCTCTGGTGCTGGTGCTGGT